TTACGGATTTAACATGCAAGCTGGAAATATGAACCAAGATCCTTTTGGTAGAAATCCACCGGCTGCTAATTACGAACAAAGATTAAAAGATGACCTATTAGGTATTAATCAATCTGGTTTTCAAACAGCTAAATTTTTAGAAAAAAAACAAGAATTTGCAAAAGATTATTTTGACAAGAAAGCTGAAAAAGCTGGCGGTGTTGAAGTAGGCGAAGGAACAGTTCTTGGACCAGGAGAAGCACCTGGTGACGTAGTTTCATTAGATGACATGTTAAGAGAACAAAGAGATGAAAATATTATTTCAGGCATTGAAGAAGCAGATGAAGAAAGCGACATGATAAAAACAAAGTTAGCAGATATTTATCCACAATCTTTTGATGCTGATACTTTTGATGATCAAGTTAATTTAATGGATGGCATAGAATTTTTTACGACTACGCCACCATCAGAAACTATAACACCATTAGAAGATGATTTTTCATTTTACAGAGTACCATCAGATGTTGAAAAAAGTGCCTTAGATACTAAATTTACACTTGAAGATGACATAAGAGAACAGTCTCCTAAATTAGGAATTGGAATTCCATTCGAGACAGATATTAAAAGTTATTTACGGGATGAACCTGAAAGAGACACTGGATTAGAAAAAATAAGACAAGAAAAACTAGCTGCTATAGATCAAGACATAATTGATAGAGGTGGTGGGGATGAAATTGGAACAGGTGGATTAGATCCTGATAGAGGACAACAAATTGATAGAGGATCTAGTGGTGAACAAGACGATATTGCAGATCTCACAGAGTCATTTCTTGATCCAGTTACCACTGGCACAGGTCCACCAAGCACAGGGTTTAAACCACAATCAACATATGACACTCAATTAGAAGATGACAGAGATGTTGGCGGAGGCGGAAATCAAGGCGGTGATAGAAAAATCGTCTGCACTATGATGAACAAATCTTATGGCTTTGGATCTTTTAGAAATAAAATTTGGTTAAGACACTCAAAAGATTTAGCGCCAGAATATCAAAAAGGATATCACAAAATATTTTTACCACTTGTAAAACTATCTAAGAAAAATATTACTCTTAAAAAAATATTAGAACATATAGCAGTGCATAGAACTATTGACATTCGACAAGAGTCAAGAGGCAAGGTGCATTTACTAGGTAGAGTGTACAGAAAAATATTAGAACCAATATGTTATTGGGTGGGTAAACATGGCTAAAAAATCAGCATTACAAAAGATAGAGGATCATGAAAAACTCTGCAGAATAATGCAGAGACAAACTTTTGAACAAATTAAAGAATTAAAATTACAGATCGTTAGAATAGAAAGACTACTGATTGGTACGGCAGCTTTTGTAATTATTAGTTTGTTAGATAAAGTTCTTTAAATCCAAGCTTTTAACTCTTCACCCATGACCTGACTCGCAATATTAACTTTTTTACGTAAAGCTTTTACAATCCTTTCATCAACTGTATCTTCACAGATAATATCAATGTATGTCATAGGTTTTGTTTGACCAATTCGATCTATTCTAGCCTCTGATTGTTGACGTTTTTCTAAATCATAACCATTAGAATAATAAATCATATTACTAGCAGCAGTTAGCGTAATACCATAACCACCTGTTTGAGGTGTTCCAACAAAAAATCTACATTTATCATCTTCTTGAAAACGTTTTATATTTTGTTGTCTTTTATCTTGTGGCGTTAGACCATAATAATCTACAAGACAACCTTGATCAAACTCATCTAAAATTGCTTTTATAATCTGTTTAACATCACTTTGCCAATGAGCCCAGATGACAACCTTACCCTCTATCTCATTTAACACATCTATCAATTCATCAATACGATTACTTTTAACCTCTTGCACTGTGCCATCATCAGATTTAAAATGGCCACAAGTTATCTGTTGTAGTCTCATTAATTGTGTTAGTGCATTCGATGTGGTAAGCATTTTACCATTTAATATTGCAAGTGCCTCTTTTTTCATTTGTGTGTAAACTTTGTTTTGGTCTGGTGTTAGTTGTACAATACGTTTCATAAATGTTTTGTTAGGTAAGTCTAAACAATCATCTTTTAGAACACGATTAGAGAAAGGTTTTAGTTTCTCTGACAGTTCACCTAAATTTTTGTAGCCAACAACTTTTTGAAAGGTTCTACCGTTAAAAGACATATTTTTCATGACTGCATATCTTGTTCTAAACGTGTACCAAGACGTATGATCCAAGAGCCAGGGGTCAAGGAACTCGCATTGTTTATATAAATCTAGTGGTGACTTTGTTACAGGAGAACCTGTTAGTATTCTTTTATATTTTGCATTTTTACCAAGCTCTACTATATTTTTTGTACGTTTAGCCTCTGGGTTCTTAATAGTGGTTGACTCGTCTATTGCCATCAATGTTTCATGTGAATTAATAAATTTAGCAGCAAAGTCTACACCTTTTTTAGTAGACAAAGACTCTACGTTCATAATTAAAACATGCAAGTCTGTGCCTGTTTCAGGCAAATGTGCTGGTATTTCAGAACTATACCAGTTTTTATATACACCTTTTGGTGCCACAATTAGAACACCATTGATCTTACCATGGTCGTAAAGCATGGCAGAGTTATCTATTAATACTTTAGATTTACCTGTACCCATCTCCATAAAATAGGCAAAACACTTCTTATCCCAAGACATTTCTAATGCCTTAAGCTGATGCGCATATGGCTTGGTCTTAAATTTATAATTCATAATTTCTTTCTATTGACATGGGTATATATAATGTTATACCGTTTGTCAATGTCAGAAAGAATAGTTTACGTAATACAGGAAATAGCTGGTACACAAGCTGGTAATCCAAGAATAAATATTATAGGTGCATCGCACTTTGGTCAATTTAAATTTTTGTTACCAGAGTTTTCACAAATTATTTTTTCACCTGGACCTTTGGTGTATAAATTAAGGCAGGGGTTAAAAAATTTTAAAGAAGGTGATTATTTATTACTTACAGGTGATCCTGCGATTATTGGTGTTGCTTGTTCTATTGTGTCTGATATAACAGGCGGTAAGTATAACTTACTAAAGTGGGATAAACAAGAAAGAAAATATTATCCCATATCGATTAATTTATATGAGAAAGGAGAAATCGATGACAACAATTAAAACACAAAATACGCAAACAATTACAACAAGTGCTAATTATGATAGTAAAGATTTGCAAAAAATGTTTGTTGAGGATGCACCTCAACAAGTAAACAACTTAAATAATGCAGAGACATTATCTAGCCATGTTTTAAAGCTACAAGCTTTAGAAGATGAAATTAAATTCGATGAAGAAAGATTATCAAGAAAAAAAGAAAAAGCAGATAAACTTTCACAACAAGTCATACCTGAAATTATGGAGTCTATGAAGATGAAAACCATGAAACTTAGAGATGGTTCTTCAATAGAGATTAAAGAAATTTACAGCGCAACAATTCCTAAAGATAAACAGGAGGGCGCATTTAACTGGCTTCGAAATAGCGACTTGGGTGATCTTATTAAAAATGAGATTACTGTTTCCTTTGGTCGTAACGAAGATAACAAGGCGCGTGAATACGCTAACCTTGCCGAGAGTAATGGGTATCAGCCTCAACAAAAACTTAAGGTTGAGCCCATGACTCTCAAAGCACTATACAGAGAGCGGGTCGAAAAAGGAAAAGACTTGCCTTCTGAACATTTCAATCTGTTTAAGGGAAACAAAACAAAAATAACAAGGAGCAAATAGCATGAGTCAAGAAACAGGAGACTTAACTAAAAAAACAGGTGGTCAAGTTGCAACTCTAGACTTTGTATCAGATTCAGGAATGGGTCTTGAGAACATAGATAGAGATGATCTTGCATTACCTTTTCTGAAGCTGTTACAATCAGGTTCAGATGAAACTAAAAAGAAACATGCAAAGTATGTTGAAGGCGCAGAAGCGGGTATGTTTTACAATACAGTTACAAAGAAACTGTATGATGGAGAGAAAGGAATACAAGTTATTCCTGTCTTTTACAAAATGACATATCCAGAATGGGCACCTTTCGAGAAAAGAGAAGGTAGACCTATCCACCCAGATCGAGGACCAGGCATCATGAGCAAGGTTACTCAGAACGAAAGAAACAAAGATATGTTGGATAATGGTAATGAGATTATCAAAACAGCAAATCATTTCGTTGTCATCTTGGGTGACAGACCAGAAAAAGCTTTGATGACTATGAAGTCAACACAGCTTAAGGTTAGTAGAAACTGGAACTCACTATGTGAGAACGAGTTTGAGACAGATACTAAAACTGGTAAGTCTGTACCTGCACCAATGTTTTCTAGAGTTTACAAACTAAACTCTGTCGAAAACTCTGGTAGCTTTACTTGGCATGGTTACAACGTTAACTTACTAAGAAAAGTTGATGACGCGGGCATCTATCAGATGGCTAGAGACTTCCACAACTCTCTGAAGAAAGGTCAAGCGAAAGCTGAAGCCTACTCAGAAGAGGAATCTAACTACTAATTCTCTCCATGAGAGATAGGAGCGGTTAAGGGAGACTGGAGCCGCTCCGACCCGGGATCGTTATGGTTGATAAATTTATAAAATTATTTACTGGATATGAAGGCGATTTTGGTATTGCAGACATGTCTTCTGCACAATTAGATGCAGAGAAACATAAGCTTAAACCAAATTACGAATGGGCTGGTAGACCTATCACACAAGGTGACTATAACAGTCACATATTAGGCAAGATATCAATTGGCATACAACCGTGTAGATTAGATAAAACCGCACAATTTGGTTGCATAGATATTGATCCAAAGAACTACTCTACATTTAAAATAGAAAACTATTTAGCACTATTTCAACAATACAAACTGCCTTTAATACCTATGTTGTCAAAGAGTGGAGGTTTGCATTGTTATTTATTTTTAAAAGAACCGATACCAACTGTCGAACTAATCTCGGCACTAAAATCTTTTTTACTGCCTCTTGGATTAGATCCTGACACAGAGGTTTTTCCAAAACAGAAAGAACTAAAGGAGGACGACAAAGGAGAGATTAAACCAGGTAACTTTATAAACTTACCATACTACAACAACGGTGAAACAAATAGATATGCTGTTGACAAAGATAACAATAAATTAGACTTACAAAAATTTATAGAGCTTGCAGAGCAAAACAAAATAGGCAAAGAAGAATTAGATAAACTTGTTGAAGAAACATATAGAAACATTTTAGTTGGAACTAATGCAGAGTTTGAAGATGGGCCACCATGTTTGGCGTTGTGTTCTAAAAGAAAACTAGATGATGGCAGAGATAGATTTATGTACAACTACATGGTCTTTGCTAAAAAGAAATACAAAGACAAATGGCCAGATCATGTTGCAAATGCAAACTATAATTATCTAGAGACACCTTGGGATAAATCAAAATTAGATTCTAAGATAACAGCTTGGAAAAAAGATACTGCAGGTCATACTTGTTACGAAGATCCTATACATAGTAAATGCATGCGTAGTCTTTGTTATTCAAGACCGTTTGGTGTGAAGTCAGATAGTATTACCATGTTTCCAGATATTACCGACTTTGAAATAATTATGTACGCGGAACCTGAGTATAGATTTAACGTGGCATTACCCGATGGCACAAAAGCTGGCGTTGTAGCAAGCAACAGGCGACTAATAACTAAACAAGTAGAACTATTAGATTTAATATGGGAGCAGACTGGTATCTATCATGAACCACTTAAACCAAAAGATTTTAGAGCAAAACTTACAGAGTTTAGAAAAAATTCTGTAAAA